ATGTTAAAGAAATTCAAAACATACCCAGCCCAGGAGCCCATTAAGGGACCCAGAACCATTAGATCTCCAACCATTGCTGGGAGGAGTTTTGGATGCTGTTATTGAACCAGGACCGCAATTGCTTTGCGAGCGGTCGTGTGCTATTTGCGCAATGGCCCTGTTAAGTGTGGATCAAAATCTCATCCATAAAAAGATTTTAAAATGGATGTTCCAGTGGACTGTCACAAGGTATTACTTGGGATCGCTGTCGGCGTACCAGATGGCCTGTTGAGGGGCACCCAGTAAACCACCAAACGAAAAGTCGTCACCGACGGACCTATAGACATCAAACTGGCAATCTTTCAAAGAATTGCCGCCGGTGACTTCAGTACCCATGACGGTAACGGTTGGTATAGGGAAAAATATCGAACGCGCGCTGGTAGCGTCGTTGATACCATAATTTGTTGGGCACATGTGCCCAGAGGATTGGAAAGGTACTTCGAACTCGATAACACCCTCCAAACTCGGGTACACTGCCATGCTGTATTCTGTGAATCCCGGGGAATACGCAAAGTTGGTCTTCAAATTTTCAGTGGACACCATGGGATCGTCAGCAAGAACCTGGAGTGGTCCCGTGCCTAAATTGGTGTTGACAGATGCATTTACACCCATGGTTGGTGACCATGTTTCTGCCATAGGTGCTGCTAAAACATTAACATATATTCTAACGGGATAATTATAATTATATGAAGGGCCTTGCTTAGCCAAAACAAGTTTATATCGGACAGAACCTCTGAAAAAGGAAAACATGGAATAAAGATTTGAATAAAGATCTGGAACCTGCGAATTATTGTTATTGTACCACACATAAGAATTTTCAAATTGCGGGACCATCTTCCCTGCGGCAGTAGCAGTGAAAGCGCCGCACTGGGGGGACACTGGTGCCCAAGGGAAAATCACGAACCCTGAACCAGTAGAACCGGGCGACTCCGATGTTGCGAGTGCTTTCGTGATAGTTACTTTCCCCAAATAAGATGATCGTTTCAACAACTGCCTGAAGGATGTAATAACCTCCCCCACACAGGTCGAATACGGCAACAAAGGCAAATCACTTGGTGTATTTTGCACATCGCTAGACTCCTCGGTCTTGATGAGGCGAGCCCTACCAATCTGCGCAACATCGGGGATATTGCACGGCATGATGGGGGATCGAATGGGTGATGCGAATTGTGCATGTTTCATACTAGCATATACTAATACCTCAACTGATGAAGATACATTCGCAGGGCTAACAAGGGGGTTAATAACAGATATTTGTACACAACCAGTGGCGACGTTTCTGGCGTCACCACTAGCAACGGATGTTTTAATGTCATAGTATGTTTGCATCCACGGGCGGGTGGACACGAAAGGCACCTCAAAAGTGAAATCAGTGCCTGTGGACAAGTCAATTTCCTCAGTGTATGCGTAAGCAGGCATGTCAGAAATTTTATTGTTGTCGTCGTAAATGTACGGACGAAATGAAATACGTAATCGCCCCGAATGAAATTGCGTTTTTATAACTTGGATGCGGTAGACCATAGTTCCTCTCCACAAAGAAAAGAAACTCGCCACCTTTGCACACAAGGGCATACTGAGGGTCCTGGCGTAAGCGTTGGGTGAAGCTTCCGCCGGCGTCATTGTATACATTGGAGACACTGGTAACAGGAAAAGACTCTTGTCGGCGGTATCTGTGGACACCCAATTGAACGACGATGCGTAACATGGCCTAGATGCTATATAATCCAGGCGCATCTCATCTGAGTCCGTTCCAGCCCACCCTGACGGAGTGATTAGCGCATTAGTGGCGGAGACGGATAACTTGTGCGAAGTGTCCGCCCCGTCGCTATTCATAAAATATTGGGCGGGAGCGTTCTTGACACG